GCGTCGTAAACCTTTCACCGTGGATTATACAGGTTTTGGATGGGTACTGATTAAGAAAGGTGTTTTTGAGAATCTTGAGTATCCTTGGTTTGCTCCTAAGATGCAACAATTTGAATCTGGTCAGGTTCAGGACATGTGTGGTGAGGATGTCTCATTCTGTTTAGATGCTAAGGAAGCAGGTTATGAAATCTGGTGCGATCCTCGTATCAGAGTTGGTCACGAAAAAACTCGCGTTATTTGATAAGGAGGTTTTATTATGGCAATGATGAAAGGTGGGACTTATACTCCCGGTAAGCCGAAGAAGACTCGCCAAGGTCGCTCGCAAAATACTTTGCTTTCCGCGACTTCTCGCAATAAAGCAAAAAAGAAATATCGAGGACAAGGTAAATAAGAACAGTTACAATTGATTAATGTCTGCTCTTATTTGCAACCTTCCCTCGGTAGAGGTCTGGGTACGTAAAGAATATCTTACTGATCACCAAAGTGGTCATGGAGAATTTGTTAAAGGCGTTTGGGTATCGGCAAAGTCGATACCTGGGCGCACTTTTTATTTTGAGACGTATTTACCAGAATATGCTGCAATGTATGATAAACTACCTATCAGTGCGTTTCTCTCGTCTCCGACGCTTCCAGACCCCGATCTAGACCTTCCTAACCTACAGTTCTGGAACTGTATGGATTATGGTGTTGTTTCAATTCATAAGCAGTTTATTGGTTCAATGGACTATGAATTGTATACACGCGACTTTGGTATTCAAAAAGGAATATATATTTGCACATTAGATAATTATCATCAAGATCCTGATGTCATTGATTATGCAACAAGTGAAAATCCAGCTGAACATAAGTCACATAATCTGATTGAACTTGATAATGGGCAGTATGCACTCTATCCAAACAATAGAATGCGTATTTTTGACAATAGTCTGACTCCTGTTGAACCAAAAATGCCTGATTTTAAGGTTTCAACTCAGTATTATCAGGTTGAAAATGGTTTTGAACGTCTTGGAATGGGACGTGAAGATGAATATTTTTGGAAAACTGCCAAAGAACGCGAAAAAGAACCTTTAAATAGTGATAAATGTTCAAATTGCGGACAAAATCCTTGTGATGTACGTTGTATTAATGCCGAATAGAGGTAAAATGAACCCAAATAACGATTTTTTAGACAATTTAGCTAATGATCATCATCAAAAAATGCTTCGTGAAATTGCAAATGACAAATTAACTCCCAAAAAGACGAATCAAAAGAGAGATTCTGAGATTTTTCAAGAATATTTGGATTCCAATTATCCAAATATTCCAAATGACCTTGATGAACCCATTGTTCTCAATGAATTTTGATCAAAATCGGTGATAAATAAGTTATAATTGCCGTATTATTGTGCCTTTAGAGAGGGTAAGTCAAGGTTTCAGGGATGTTAGCATGTCATTTAAGGTCAATCCGTTGACCAGTGACTTAATTGCGCTCAAAAATGAGAATGCAATTGCTCGTTCTATTAAAAATATTGTATTTACTCTTCCTGGAGAGAAATTTTATAATGAAAGATTTGGTTCTAAAATCTCAAAATTATTATTTGACAATATTGATGACCTAACAGCATCAAATATCAGAGACGAGATTGACAGATCAATCAGAAACAATGAACCAAGAGTAAGATTAAGATCTGTTAGTACTTTTCCAGATTATGAAAAAAATCAATTTGATGTGACAGTTATATACGATATTATTGGTGCAGACGTTCCTGCACAACAGTTAGAATTCGTGTTGCAACCAACAAGGTAAAATGCCATTAGTCAATTTTTCTAATCTGGACTTTGACCAGGTTAAAACATCACTTAAAGAATATTTAAGGTCAAACTCCAATTTCACTGACTATGATTTTGAGGGTTCAAACCTCTCAACAATCCTTGATGTATTGGCATATAACACATATATTACTTCATACAACGCAAACATGGTTGCGAATGAAGTTTTTATTGATAGTGCAACATTAAGAGAGAATGTTGTTGCTCTTGCAAGAAATATTGGATATGTGCCAAGGTCAAGAAAGTCCGCAATGGCAACAATTAGTTTTTTTGTGGACACTACAAATATTACACCAACTCCATCGTCAATTACACTTAAAAAAGGAGTTGTTGCAGCTTCAACGGGTGCATTTGCGGGACAATCCTTTGTATTTTCAATTTTAGAAGATGTCACAGTTCCGGTTTATAATGGACTTGCTTCTTTTGATGATCTTGAAATACATGAGGGTTTTCTTTTAGAGTCAAATTTTACATATTCATCAACAAACTTAAATCAAAGATTTATTTTACCAAATGCAGGTATCGATACCGAACTTATTCGCGTAACAGTTAAAAATAATCAATTTGCAACGGCTTCAGCAAAATATAGTCTTCAAGATAGCCTCTTTGATATTAACTCATCTTCAAAAGTATACTATTTGCAAGAAATTGAAGATGAAAGATATGAGTTACTATTTGGGGATGATGTTTTCGGAAAAGCACTTGAAGAAGGAAATTATATTACAGCAAATTATATTGTAAGTAATGGTGATTCTGCAAATGGAATCAGTCAGTTTGGATTTGCCGGTAATTTAACATATACTCGTAATGGAGTTACTTATAACGTAACATCTGGAGTTTCATTGATTTCTCCAGGAGTTGTTGCTTCTGGTGGAGAAAATATTGAAACGGTTGAATCTATTAAAAAGTTTGCTCCAAGAATTTATGCAACACAGAATAGAGCTCTGACAGCAAATGACTATGAAACTCTGATTCCTTCAAAAATTTATCCAGAAACTGAGTCAATATCAGTATTTGGTGGAGAAGAATTAGTTCCTCCCCAATATGGTAAAGTTTTTATCAGTATCAAACCAAGATTTGGAGATTATCTTCCAAATTTAATTAAAGAAAATATTAAACTAAAATTAAAGAAGTATTCTGTAGCAGGTATTGTTCCAGAAATTCTTGATCTCAAATACCTATACATTGAAAGTACCACTAAACTTTATTATAACACAAATTTGTCACCATCTTCAGAATATATTTCTACGTTAGTTCAAAATAATGTCACAAAATACGCAGAATCAACTGAGTTAAATAAGTATGGAGCAAGATTTAAGTACAGTAAATTCTTGAAAGTAATTGATGATAGTCATGAATCCATAACATCGAATATTACAACTATTCAGATGAGACGTGATTTGAGAGTAACATTAAATGCATTAGTTGAATATTCTATTGGATTTGGTAATGCTTTTTATATTAGAAGTATGAATGGATATAATATCAAAACCTCGGCTTTCCGAGTTGATGGTATTAACACTGATGTTTATATCTCCGACTTGCCAAACTCTAATAGAGAAACTGGAGAATTATTCTTATTCTCTGTTCCTTCTATAAATTCAACAAGTCCTTCTATTTTAAGAAGAAATGTTGGAACAATTGATTATAAGAGGGGCATATTAACTCTGAATCCAATCAACGTTTTATCAGGAAAAACAAAATCTGGTCAAACGATTATTGAAATTTCTGGATCACCAACTTCTAATGATGTGATTGGTCTCCAAGACCTATATTTGCAATTAGATATCTCTAATAGCACCTTTGAAACTGTGGTAGATGAAATTTCTTCTGGATTGGATCCATCGGCATCAAATTATGTCGTTTCTTCAAGTTATGCAAATGGCGTTTTAGTCCGCCCAGGTGGAAGAGGTAGTGTTCCAACTACAACTACAACTACCACCACAACAAACGGAACTACAACGATTGCTACAGTATCTGGCGGTACATACACCCCAACAACATCCACACCATCATCTGGCGGAAGCTCAGGTGGCGGTTCATACGGTTACTAATAGTATCATAAAATGGCAGAAAAAAGAGTTCAGTTTAATACCATTGTTCAAAACCAACTCCCCTCTTATGTTAGAGAGGAGTTTCCTCTTATTTCTGAATTTTTAAAGCAATATTATCAGGCACAGGAATTTCAAGGTGCTCCTATTGATTTAATTCAGAATATTGATCGTTACATTAAACTTAATGAGACTACCAATCTCACAGATTCTGTCACATTACTGTCGGATGTAGATATTAATGACACAACAATTAGTGTTGATCTTGGGGTAAATCCAACAGGAACTAAAGGGTTTCCAGATTCCTATGGTCTGATTCAAATTGATGATGAGATCATTACATACACTGCAAAAACTAATAGTCAATTCACTGGATGTATCAGGGGATTTGTTGGTATCACTTCTTACAGAGAAGAATCAAATCCAGAGAACTTAGTATTCACAACTTCTACAATAGCAGATCACGTAAATGGTTCTGTAATTAAGAATCTAAGTAACCTTTTTCTAAAAGAGTTTTTATTAAAGACAAAACGTCAATTTTTACCCCTTCTCGATTCAAGAACTTTAGATGAAGATTTGAATCAAAATCTTTTCATCAAACAATCAAAAGATTTCTATCTTAGTAGAGGAACTGATAGATCTTTTGAGATATTATTCAAAGCATTATATAATGAAAATGTAGTTGTAGTCAAACCAAGAGATTTTCTCTTTACTCCATCAAATTCCGACTTTAGAGTTGCCAATGACTTGGTTGTAGAAGCTGTAACAGGAGATCCTCTTGATCTTGATCAGGCAACAATTTTTCAACAACCATATGAATTTGCAAATATTGTAGAAGCATATGCTCCCATAATCCTGGTAGAAAAACTCCAAGTCGGCACTGCAAAAAGTTTTTACAAATTGAGTCTTGATGGTGGATATGATAGAGACATTGAAGTTCAAGGTGCCATTCGTGGATCTTTTTCGGTACACCCCAAAACGAAACTAATTGGTCAAGTTGGATCTGGATCTTCGATTTTATCTGTAAACTCAACAGTTGGATTTGGAACAACCGGAGAATTAGTAGTCACTTATAATGACACTACTACTGGGGTTGTTTCATACACGTCTAAAACATTAACAGAGTTTTTTGGATGCACCAATATAACAGGAACAATTCTTGATGGAGAAGACGTTGGGATTAACACATTTGCTTATGGTAGATCATTCAAAAATCAAGATGAAATAATTACCGTAAGAATCAATTCTGTTCTTAGTAATGTTAATTTACCAGAAAATACTAAAAATTTCCGCGATGGAGATACTGCAAGACTAAGAACTTTAGGAAAAGATAAATTCGAATCTGCATTTAAAAATTGGTTCTATAATTATGCATCATCACACTCTGTAAAATCTATTACTCTTGTAGACTCTTCAGATAATAGTTACGATCTTACTTTAAATAATGATCATTATTTTAAAATTAATGATAGCATTTCTATAGTTGACACAACTGGAACTAAAAGAACAGCTGTTGTTTACCAAATTGTCTCTGATAAAATTATTTCAATCAAGGGTTCTGGAACATTAAATCCCAATAGATCCTATACTGTTAATAGAAACATTTTAAAAGGAAACTCTGCTAATTTTTTATCAGCAGGATTATATCAAGCAAATGTGCAAGGAGTATATGATAATGCAGATAATTTCCTTGTAGCATCATCGTCTATTCCATCATATTTTTCTTCTACACTTAATACAAGTGATAGGACAGTTACTTTCTCCGGTACTTTTCTTGGGGAAGAACTTGAGATAACTCCACTTAGTAGGCATAATTTTTACTCTGGAGATGCAGTTTATTATGCTGCAGAACTAACTACAGAATCGTATATTACCGATGAAGGAAAAGTTGATACAAGAATAGTAAGAGGCACTTCTTTAGGTGCTAATTTCCCGGATGGTCTTTACTATGTTAAAAAAATATCAGACACAAAGATAAAACTTGCAAAGAGTAGAAACGATATTTATAACGAAAAGTTCATATCTGTTGAAAGTCAACTTACAGTAACTAATAATACTTTAAAACCTTTTGAATTTAAAGATAGAACTCTTACTACTCAAAAGTTATTAAGAGAAATTCCTAAGAAACCAGAACATATTGCAAAACTAACTCCAACAGAACCTGGTTATAATGGAATTCTTGTTAATGGGGTTGAAATTTTAAATTACAAATCAAAAGATGTTGTTTATTATGGGGAACTTAAAAGTATAGACGTTATTGCACCTGGAGAAGACTTTGACATTATAGATCCGCCACTGCTGTTTATTAATGATCCAGTTGGAACTGGCGCTACTGGAGATATTGCAGTTTCTGGATCTCTTCAAGAAATTAGAGTAATTGATCCTGGATTTGATTATGCGTCAAATCCAACCATCACTATTTCTGGTGGAAATGGAACTGGAGCATCTGCAAGTCCCAATATGAAACTCATTGATCATGCAGTTTCATTCTTTTCTGAAGTTGCTTCAAATAGAGTTGGTCTTGGATCTACACAGTCCACAATTGGATTTAGTACATACCACAAGTTCAGAAATGGTGAACAAGTAATCTACAGGACTCAGGGACAACAGGCAGTTGGTGGATTGACTACAGATGCAAAATATCACGTCTCTGTTCAAAACAATCAAACAGTAAAACTTCACAATAAACTTAGTGATGTTTTAGCTGGAATCAATACCGTCGAATTAACATCTTATGGTAATGGCGTGCATCAACTGCAATCAGTTAAGAAAAAATCTGTAGTTGAATCAATTTCAATTATTAATAGTGGATCTGGATATGAAAATAAAAAAAGATCTGTAGGAACATCTGGAATTAGCACATCCCAGGACACGATCACAATAAAAAATCATGATTATAGTTCTGGAGAAAAAATTAAGTATACTGCAGGTACTTCATCAATCGGAGGACTTACGGACGGAACTGAGTATTATGTGATAAAAGTTGATAATGATAATTTTAGACTAGCAAATATTGGTCTTACAACTTCTACAAGAAAGTACTATTATAATAACAACGAATTTGTAAGATTCCTTTCAAAAGGATCCGGAACTCATTCATTCAACTACCCAGAAATATCTGTTTCTATTGCAGGACCAATAGGAATTTCTTCAATAGGATCTGAAACTTTCCAAGCACAATTGCAACCTATCTTTAGAGGAAGAATAACCTCTGTTAATCTCTCAAACAATGGTGTTGGTTATGGTTCTTCGGAGGTTTTAAATCTTGATAAATCACCATTAATAACTGCTATTTCTGGCCAAGAAGCACAACTTCAACCTGTTATTAATAATGGGAAACTCCAGGAAGTTCTTATCCTCAATTCTGGAAAAAAATATAATTCTCCACCAGATCTATCAATCTCTGGAGATGGAATCGGTGCTGTTGTAACTCCAATTCTTACAAACGGATCTATTTCTTCAGTAAAAGTTTTAGAATCTGGAACTGGATATGATCAAAAAACTACTTCTATTAATGTAGTTTTCCCAGGAAGAGGTGCGACTTTAAAGGCAAATATTCAAACTTGGAGGGTTAACCTTTTCCAAAAATATCTCCATACATTTGCTGATGACGATGGAGTTGTAGAAAATGGAACAAATGAAGATTTTGGATTACAATACTCTCACATATATGCTCCAAGAAAATTTAGACAATTAATTTACTCAGTAGATGCTGCAGGGAATAATCTTTATGGAGATAGAGATCTTAAGATTAATGTTAACACAAAGCAAGAAGCAGTATCAACTCAACACTCTCCAATAATTGGATGGGCTTATGATGGACATCCAATTTATGGACCATATGGTTATTCCACTAGAAGTGGTGGCGCAGTCCAAATTATGGAAAGTGGATATGTTGAAGATTCTACAAAAGCAAATAGACCTCCATTATCTGTTTGGCCTTCTGGATTCTTTATTGAGGATTATACTTACAAAAATAGAACTGGATCTGGTGTACTTGATGAAAACAATGGAAGATATTGCATAACTCCAGATTTTCCAGAAGGAACATATGCATATTTTGCAACTATCGCAAGTGATGATTCAGACACTCAGTCACCTTTTACAGGATTTAGAAGACCTAAGTTCCCATATCTTGTAGGACACAATTTCCATGCTAAACCAAATCCATTTAACTTCCAAAAAGTAGCAAACCAAGATGAATTTGATTTTAATAAATCAAATTATGTCAAAAATACTTCTCCATACAATTACATTGATGGAGATTCAACAAGATATAAGTACCTTTCTTTACCAAATGACTTAAATCAAGAAATTCAAGTTAGAAATGCTTTAAGGGGATCAATTAACTCCGTTGGAATTATTACCGGAGGAGACAATTATAAGGTAAACGACTCAGTTGTATTCGACGAAACAAACACTGGTGGTACAGGCGTTTCTGCAAGGGTCTCACGCATTTTAGGAAGACCTGTAGATAGTGTGAGCGTTGCCAATAGTTCTATCTCAAATGTAGAATTCTACCCTTCCTCCGAAAAAGGAAAATATTTATTATTTACAGATAATCCTCATAATTTTAACAATTCAGATATTATTACTGTTTCTGGAATTTCGACGACTTCTACATCATTGGAGGGAGTTTATAATGCAGGAATTGGAACAGATGTATATACAGTTGTTGGAGTCGGAACAACATCTTCTGGAATTGGAACTGTCGAAGCAACTGGAATCGTCACTTATATTAATGTTTCTGGAAATTTAAACTATCCAAACATTAGAGAAAACGACATTCTTGGGATTGGAACAGAACAAGTTAAAGTTTTAAATGTTGATCCTCGTTTATCTAGACTTAGAATTTTAAGATCTATAAATGGTGTCGTTGGAGTATCGCATACTGTTGGAACTGGAGTTACTGTACTTCAAAGGAAATTAACTATCGCGGCAGGATTTAAAACTGAATTTGAATATAAAACAAATAAACAAATTTATTTTAATCCAGCAGACACTGTTGGATTAGGAAGCACTGCTGGAGTCGGAATTGGAAGTACTATTTTCTTCTCAAATCCAGGTGTTGGAGCTACTTATGTAACGATACCAACAAAAACTTTGTTTATAAAAGATCATGGACTACAAACAGGAGATTTGGTTACATATTCTGCCAATGGTGGAAGTGGAATTATAGTTCAAGATGAGACAAATGTTGGTATTGGAACAACTTTGTCCAATGAAACTCAATTATTTGTAGCAAAAGTTGCAGATAACTTAATCGGACTTTCAACTGTTAGGGTTGGTCTCGGAACAACAGGTACTTTTGTTGGAATTGGAACCACCGCATCGACCACTTTGGCATTCCTTGGAGTTGGCACAGGGGTTTATCACAGTCTCAAAACAAATTATAATAAAATTACAGGAACTATTTCAAGAAATACTGTAACCGTATCTACAGGACAATCTCACGAACTTTCTGTCGATCATGATATATTCTTGGACGTAAACCCAGGAATTTTATCGTCATTCACAATTAAGTATAATGACTTTAACAGAAAATTAATTGTTAATCCAAAATCATATAGTTCTACAGGAATCAATACATCTACTGGTGTTATAACAATAATAAACCATGGATTTGCTAATGGACAGAAAATTGTTTATACATCTGGAGACAGTGCTGAAGGTCTAACCAACAATAACATCTATTACGTATCCATAGTTGATAACGATTCATTTAAACTAGCAAACAGTTATGTAGATTCTACAAGACCGATTCCATTTACAGTCGGAATTGCCAGCACTGGTGGTGGTGGAACAATTAACCCAATTAACCCACCAATCACACTATACAAGAACTCTACCGCTATATTTACACTAACAGATTCATCTTTATCACATACTATTCAAAATACATCATATCCATCTTTTGAACTTAACTTCTATTACGATAAAAACTTTACCAACAAGTATATTGGTAAATTGAGTGATAATAAGAATTATGATGTAACAAGAACTGGAAGACCTGGTATAGATGGAACTGCAAAGGTATCGCTTGTAGTCAATGAAAATACTCCAGATCAACTTTACTACAGATTAGATCCAGTCTATGAAAGTGATGACGTTCCAGCAGAAAAAACGGAAATTACCATCGATAAAGACGTTTTTGAAAATAATACAGCTAGGGTAAGAAAGAGTCTTTATAATGGAAAACATAGAGTTTCTACAGCTTCTACTAATTCATTTGCGTTTACAATTGGAGTAACTCCTGAGCAATCTTCATATATTTCTTCTACTTCTTTAGCTAATATTGTATATGAAACAACTTGTATTCATGCTAGAGGTCCAGTAACTCAAATTGAAGTAGTTAATTCTGGAAAGTCTTATTTTGCTCTTCCAGGAATAACAACAGTTACTTCTATAGACGGTAGAGGAATTATTTTAGAAGCAGAAAGCAACACTGTTGGTAAAATTAATAAGACAAGAATTAAAGACATTGGATTCGATTTCCCATCAGATAAAACTCTGAGACCTTCAATAACACTTCCAAATGTTATTAAAATCAAATCTCTAAAATCTTTTGATTCTATTGGAATTTCGTCTGGTGGAAAAGGATATTCATCTGCACCTAAACTCTTAGTCTTTGATGGAAAAACAAATGAGCAAATTAAAGATGTAGATCTGAAATATTCTCTCGGGGACAATCAAGTTCACATCTTGAAAAATACCAAGGGAATGAGTAACACTGTTCCAACTATTTTACCTACAGCAAATACAAATGGAGTTGGAATTAGCACTATTGGATTTAATACAACAACTAATCAAGTTACTGTTACATTAGCAGTAGGATTCAGCACAGCTGAGACTTTCCCCATTGAGGTCGGTGATAAAGTTTTGATCGAAAATATCAGTGTTGGTATTGGATCAACTGGAAGAGGATTTAATTCTTCTGGATATGGATACAAACTATTCCCAATTATTGCCGTAGATAAAAATCTTGGCGGAGTTGGTGCAACTGTTGCATATAGTCTAGAAGGTTTATTTGATTCGGCAAGAGGTGAATTTGTTGGAGAATATGATGCATTTAATTCTGGTGGAAGAATCATTCCAGAAAAACATTTTCCAATATTTGACATTTCTTTAAAAGACAATGAATTTATTGATGGAGAATTTGTTAAATCTGACACAACTTCTGGTATTGTTGAAAGTTGGGATAAAAAAACTGGGACATTAAGAGTTTCAACAAACAAAGACTTCTTATTAAATGAAACTATTGAAGGAACCTCTTCCAAAACTCAAGGAATTGCATCTTCAATTACAACATATGATTCTACGCTTGATACCGATGCAACTTCTAGAGTGATTAAAGGATCTCAAACAGATTCTGGATTCCTAAATGCAAGTCTACAGAGAATTCAAGATAGTTTCTACTATCAAAACTTCTCATACTCACTCAGATCAAAAGTTGACTATGATACTTGGAATGATGTTGTTAGTTCCACAAATCACACCGCAGGATTTAAAAAGTTTTCTGATTATCAAATTGAGACTCCACCATCTTTCTCTGAAGGTGCTGGAAATTCTATGGCAGTTGGATTATCAACGGAACTGTCATACTTCAGTGTTGTAAATGATCTTTATGGAATTGCCGATCTCAATTGTGTTTATAATTTTGACCTAGTTGCGGAAAATTCTCTTGATATTGCAGGCAGTGTTTATTCTGATGAAATTATTTTTGCAAGTAGAATTCTTACAGACTTCTTCGAGTCTTTTGGAAATAGAGTTGTCAACTTTGATGATTTTAGTGGACTATTCAACAGTAATCCAAGAGCAACTAGATTTGCTTTAATTGATAGTTATAATGTTAATAACAGTAGAGCTCTCAAATATTTTGTTTATGTGAAGGATGAAAGATATGTAGGACATAGACAATTTGATATTGTCACCACACTTCAAGATGGAACATTTGCATATCTCAACCAGTATGGAAAAACTGAAACGGTTGGCGACCTTGGATCGTATGACTTTACAATATCTGGAGTCAATGGGTCATTACAATTCTTCCCAAATGATTTCGCATTTAATGATTATCAAATTGTTAACCTTGCATATCATTTAGATGATAATGTTATTGCTGGACTTGGATCAACAGTTTTCCTTGGAAATGCTGTAGAAATCCAAACAGATAGTATTGATTGTAGCGGTGGAAGGACAACAGTTGTTTCTGTAGCGGATACGGTTAGAACATTAAAAGTTCTTTCTTGTTTATCTGATCTTACTAATAATGAATATCAATACGATGAACTTAATTTAATTCATAATGGAACTGATGTTTATGCAACAGAATATGGAAGAATAACTTCTAATGGAGGTTCATTTACCGGAACTGGTTTTGGAACTTATTATCCATACCTCGATAGTTCAACATCAACATTTAAAGTTGACTTTATTCCTTCTGCAGGAATAGCGGTAACTGCAAACACTCTTCAAATTGGAATTACAACCGAATCTATAGTTGGATTTGGAACAACTGAGATGAAACATGCTCTTATTGATGCAAATACAACTGCAATTCTCCCCTCGGGATCTCCAGGAATAACGACAGTTGCAACATATTCTTCTCTATATGATGCAGCTTATTTTGTAGTTCAAATTTCAGATGCTACAAATAATCATTACGAAATGAGAGAACTTTTACTCCTTGATGATGACACTCAAGAAGATGGAACTGGTTCTGTCTTTATGACGGAGTTTGGTATAGTTGAAACTGAATCAACTTTACCATATGTAGCAGGTCTTGGTACTTTTGGTGCTAGAACTTCATCAGATGGAGTTGCTCTAACATTTACTCCAAATGCTGGAATAGCAGTCACGGTCAAAACTTACATGAATGCTCTACGACTTGAAGATGATAGTAAAGATGAGATTGATTTTGAAAATGGACTAATAGTTACTCATTACGCAAGATATGAGGGAACTGAAAATGCTGTTAAAAAATCATTCAACTTAGAGCATAGATCTGCACCCGTATTTGAAAAATATTTCTTGGGAAATGATCCTAGTATTATTTCTATTGATGCAAATACTATTACGATTCCAAATCATTTCTTCGTAACTGGAGAAAAAATTAGATATGATAGGAATGGTGGTATTACATCTGCTATTGGTATTGCAACAACAAGTTTTGCGGGAGTGGCAAATACTGAATATCTTCCAATTAACGAAGATATTTTTGCAATTAAGGTTAGTGATGATAAGATTAAACTTGCATCTACTGCGGAAAATGCACTTAAGCGAATCCCTATTCCTATTGAGTTAGAAAGTGTTGGAATTGGAACTTCTCATAGATTTATTGCAACAAATCAAAATGCAAGATGTTTAATTGCGATCGATAATTTAATTCAATCCCCAATCGTTTCTACTGCACAAACTCAAACACTTGCAGATAGAGTTTCTAGTGTTGATAATGATATATTTGTGAGTGGAATAACATCATTCTTCGGATCAGATCTGATTAAGATGGGTGATGAAATTATGAAGATTACCGCTATCGGCATTGGAAGTACAAATAGTTTCAGAGTTCGTAGAGGATGGTTGGGTACAAGAATCGGGGTTGGATCAACGGGTGATACAATCACTAAGGTTGTTGGAAATTACAATATTATTGAAAATGCTATTCACTTTGTTGAGGCTCCTTACGGAAATCAACCAATTGGTAGTGTTACTAATAGACCAGATGATAGAGACTGGATTGGTATTACAACAGGATCCAGTTTCCAAGGAAGAATGTTTATGAGATCTGGCCTTACAGATACTGCAAATGATACTTATTCCACAAACTACCTCTTTGATAGTCTTTCTGATCAATTTGACGGAAACACTCCAACTTATACTCTTACATCTGCAGGGTCTTCCGCAATTTCTGGTATTTCTACCGGAAATGCAATTATACTGATCAACGACATCCTTCAAGGTCCTGGAATTTCTAGGGACTTCACGATGGGAGAAAGTGCTGGAATTACCACTATTACTTGGACAGGAACTGCTTCATCTACAACAACTGATGCAAATACCGCAAACATTCCTCTTGGTGGAGTTCTTCTTTCGCTTGGATCAACAGAAGGATCTGGATATCAACCTTTGATATCTGCAGGTGGAACTGCAGTTGTGTCTGGACTTGGAACCATATCTTCAATTAGCATTGGAAATACTGGATCTGGATATAGAGGACGAACTAAGTACGAATTCCTTTCTAATGTTGCGTCTCCAGTAGGCGTTGGTTCAACTGAAATTTATCTTGAAAATACCGGTAGTGTCCTTGATCTGATTAGCAGTCTAAATACTGGTTCTAATTGTACCATTGGAATTGGAACTGCAATTCTTCCAGCAACAATTGTCTCTTCAGCATCTACATTTGTAAGAATTGGAACTGGAGACACTATTAATACATTAATTGGTCAAGGAACTCAGACAAGAATTACAGTTACAGATCCACAGATTGGATTTGTAAATGTTAGCGTAGGTGAAAGTGCAACAGGTGTAACAACCATGACTCATATTGGTTTTGCGACCATTATGACTGGAACTGGAAACATTTCAACTTCAGTAACGATCACCAACCCCGGATCTGGTTACACAACGGATATTTTACCATTTGTTAGAATTGACGCTCCTTTGCCATATGAAAACATTCCATTAAATTATGTTGGTACAGCATTCTCTGGTTTAAATGCTACTGTCGATATCGTTGTTGGACAGGGTTCAAGTGTAATTGATTTTTCTGTCAACAACAAGGGTGTTGGATATGCAGCAGGTGAAATTCTAACAGTCCCTGTTGGGGGACTGACTGGAATTCCAACCTCTGGAACATTTGATAGGTTTGAATTAACTGTTCAATCAGTATTCTCTGACGAATTCACTGGATGGAGTATCGGAGTTCTTCAAACACTTGATGATCCATCAGCAAACTTTGATGGTGCGACAAAGGCATTTAATCTCACACTTGCTGGAAGTTTGATATCAATTAGAGCACCAAGAGGGTCTAAGGTTGATGTTGAGCAAGTTCTTATCGTTACTATTAACGATATTCTCCAAGAACCAGGCCAAGGTTATCAATTCCCAGGTGGTAGTGTCATTACTTTTGCAGAACCACCTAAGGTTGGCGATACTTGTAAGATTCTCTTCTTCAAAGGAACTGGAGATGACACTGATGTTATCCTTAGAGAGGTTATTGACACCGTTAAAATTGGAGATGAATTAACTATTGGTTATGATCCTGCTCGTGGTCAAGATAATTTCTTACAAGAGGAAGCAAGGACAGTTACAAATATAAATTCTACAGATCAAGTTCAAACGTTCCCATATTTTGGACCAGGTAATACAGCAGATGAAACTCTTTATAGACCTGTTGTTTGGTGTAGACAAACTGAAGATAAAATTATTGATGAAAAACGTGTTGCAAAGGATAGAGAGTTATATGAACCTCTAATCTACCCATATGCATATATTACCAAAACAGTTGGTATTGGTTCAACCATGATTTATGTTGATCGCGTAAGACCTCTTTTTGATGGACAAAATGAAAATAACATTACTCTAGCCTTCCAACAAAAAGTCAAATTTGCTTCTCAAATCACAAAAGTTGGTGCGTCAGCAACTGCTATTGTAAGCACTGCAGGAACAGTTTCTTCTCTTGTAATATTTGATGGTGGTGTTGGATATTCTACTGCTACTGTTAGTATTGGAGGAACTGCTCAACAGGATGTAACTCTTGGATTTACAACTGCTACCGCAAATGCTGTCATTAGTGTAGGTGGAACAATTTCTGCTCTGGAATTGACAAATGTTGGAACTGGATACACAAGCAGTAAACCACCTGTCGTCTTGATTTCTCCACCTGATTATGAAGAAGAAGAAAACCTCATCACCGATTATCTTGGTGATTCTGGAATCATTGTTGGATTTGGAACCACAACTGTAAGTGGGGTAACTACTCAATTTATTTTTGATCTCCATATTCCATATGATTCCAAACTTAGAGAAACCACAATAGTTGGAACCGCAGTAACTCTAAGTGCCCTTCAAGTAAATGATTACTTCATTGTTTCCAATTCTAACATTGGATCAGCATCAACATCTATAGTCTCTCTTGATCCTGTCGATAGTTCTACTGCCGGCGTTGGCAAGTCCTTTATTGATAACGTATACGTTGTACAAAATGTCGAAAACGTTGAAAGGAATATCATTGGTATAGGAACTTCTGTATTCAAGAGAGTATTTGTAAATGTTGACAATGCGTTTGCCTTTGGAACTTATGGATCAATTTCCACAACCACTTCTGCTGGTTATGGTGAATATAGTTGGGGTAAATTGGTAATGGCATCTAGAGCTGGATTAAATTCCTACACAGCGTACACTTCTGGAGGAATTATTGGAATTAATACCTCCATGAGAGTTGAAAGATCTGTAAGTCTTAAATCTAAGAATTACATCATATCAAATACATAATAAATAAAAAAAACTCCGTTTAACTGGTACAAAATGGCTGCAATTATAACTGATCAAATTAGAATTTTGAATGCGAAAAATTTTGTAGCTGGAGTTAGTTCCAGTTCAAATTCATATTATTCATTCATCGGTTTACCAAATCCCAGTGACTATCAAAGTGACTGGGATTCAAGTCCACCCGCACCGAAAGATAATTTTTCGGAAGAGAGTGATTATTGGGATACGATGATTGCTTTGAAAAAAATTAATTCATCTGATGTGAGGCAAGTTATTCCAAAAAGAATTTGGACATCTGGTACTACATATGATATGTACCGTCACGACTATAGCGTCACTAACACTGCATCTGTTTCCGGTGCAACTAATTTATATTCGGCATTTTATTATGTAATGAATTCTGATTTTAGAGTTTATATTTGTCTTCAAAATGGCACTGATCCTCAAAATCCTAATGGTAAACCATCACTAGACGAACCAACATTTACAGACTTAGAACCAAGATCCGCAGGTTCTAGTGGAGATGGATATATTTGGAAATATCTATATACAATTAAACCAAATGAAGTTGTAAAGTTTGAATCTACAGACTTTATGCCTGTTCCTTCGGACTGGTCATCATCTAATGATAATGCGGCAGTTAGAGACAATGCTGTAGATGGATCTATTAAAATTGTTACCGTTACTAATGCTGGAGTTGGTTTAGGAACTGCAAATCAAACTTATACGAGAATTCCTATCAAAGGAGATGGTTCTGGAGCAGAATGTACCCTTACAGTTGGTGCGGACTCTAAAGTAAGTAGTGTCACTGTATCAAATCAAGGATCAGGATATACTTATGGAAGTTTGGACTTGCCATCCGGAGGAGTTCCGACAGGAACTACTATTCCAACATTTGATGTTATTATATCCCCACAGGGAGGACATGGAAAAGACATTTATCGGGAACTTGGAGCAAATAATGTTTTACTTTATTCTAGAATTGAAAATGATAACGAAAACCCAGATTTTGTAACTGGAAATCAAATCGCAAGAGTTGGTATTGTCGAAAATCCACAAGTATCTACTGGAACTATTCTAACATCGGATAAAGCAAGTGCTCTTAGTGCCCTGAAATTGACTGGAACTGGATATAGTTCGGCATCTTTTACTGCTGACTCATATTTTACTCAAACAGTTGCAACGGGGTCAACGGCAGTTGGCAGAGTAGTTAGTTATGATGCAACAACGGGAGTTTTAAAATATTGGCAAGATAGATCTCTTGCCGGATTTACAACTGCTGGGATTGGAATTACAAATCCAACTTATGGATTTGAGTTGAAAGAATTTACTGCCACTCCAGATGCCGGCGGAAGCGTCACGATTATTCCATCAAGTGGATCAAATCTCGCAATTGACACATCCTTCACGGGTATCACAACCATAATAAATAATAGGACATATTATCTTGGTCAGTCATTTACAAGTGGAGTTGCGGGTCCTGAAGTTAAAAAACATGCAGGAAATATTATTTACGTTGATAATAGACCCTCAATTACAAGATCATCTAACCAAAAAGAAGATATCAAAATCATTTTGCAGTTCTAACGAATTATGTCTCAGCAAACAAATCTCAATGTAGCTCCATATTTTGACGACTTTGATCCTGCTAACGACTACCATAGAGTCCTATTTAAACCAGGATATCCTGTTCAGGCCAGAGAGTTAACTACTTTACAATCGATTCTACAGAATCAGATTGAGAGGTTTGGTCAGCATTTTTTTAAAGAAGGTGCAAAGGTAATTCCAGGTAACACTGGTTATACTCAATTATATTATGGCATTCAACTGCAAAATAATTATCTTGGAGTTCCGGTTTCTGCATATGCTAATCAGTTAGTCGGAACAAGAATTACTGGAGAAATCTCTGGTGTTAGTGCTGTTGTAGATAAGGTTCTTCTCCCAGAAGATTCTGAGCGAGGAAATCTGACTCTTTATATTAACTATTTAAATTCAAGCACAACTAATAATTCAACTCAAACTTTCTCTGATGGGGAAAATTTAACTTGTAATCAGATAATTGATTCTGGACTTTTGGGCAATTCCACAATTGCTGCAGGATCTCCATTTGCAACTACTATTGCTGAAGAAGCTTCAACAACTGGATCTGCTTTCCAGATTCAAGAAGGTGTTTACTTTGTTCGCGGGCATTTTGTAAATGTAAATACCGAGACTCTTATTCTTGATCAATATGGGTCAAATCCTAATTATAGAGTTGGTCTTCAAGTCACTGAAGAAATTGTTAATGCTGATGCTGACGAAACCCTAAATGACAATTCTCAAGGTTATAATAATTATTCCGCGCCAGGTGCTGATAGATTAAAAATATCGGTAAGTCTTTATAAAAAACCTTTAACTGATTACAACGACGATCAATTTGTTGAATTGTCTATCATTGAAGAAGGAAATATTAAGTCGCCAACCAACAGAGGAGACTTAGGTGGAGGAGTAGGATATAAAGATTGGACAGATATTCTTGCCAGAAGAACGTATGCAGAATCTGGTGACTACTACGTAAAAGCATTTGATATCGCTGTTCAGGAATCACTCAACAACGGAAAAGGAAATAGGGGAGTATTTAATGTCGGACAATTGACCTATGGTGGTCAAGTTCCAACAGACGATCTGGCAGTATATAAATTATCTCCAGGTAGAGCATTTGTTCGCGGTTATGATATTGATGTTGCAAGCACAACTTTTATCGATGTCCCAAAACCAAGAACAACAAAGACAATCGAAGATCAGTCTATTATTTACAATACTGGTCCAACTTTAAGAGTTCATAGAACTTTTAGATCTCCAGAAGTTGGGATTGGAAATACTTATGTCTTAAGTCTCAGAGATGAAAGAGTTGGACTAACTTCGGACACTTCTGCTCCAGGAAGAGAAATTGGTGTAGCAAGAGTTTATGACTATAGACTGGAGTCTGGATCTTATGATACGACTAATGGATCTCTAAATCAATGGGATCTTGCCCTGTATGACGTTCAAACAATAACTCATCTTTCACTCAACCAGAACACAACTCTTACTGTTCCTACCTTTATTAAAGGTTCAAATAGTGGAGCAACTGGATTCCTCAAGGATGCGGTAACAGTTGGAACTGCTTTGACAGTCTATGAAGTTGAGGGTGAATTTATTGAGAATGAATCACTTATTTTTGATGGTATTCCCAACGGAAGAATTGCTATCGCAGTAACAACTCATTCTCTTGCCGATGTAAAATCAGTTTATGGAACTAATGATGGAGTAACTGGTATCAATACTTTTACGGCTGATGTTATTCAATCCAACTCAGTTTTTGTTGGTATTGCAACTATTACCGCTACATCTGGTGGAGTTAGTACCGTAAGAAGCACAAGCAATGCTTTACCTGCACTATTTAAAGAAGGTAATCTTGTTCAATACACTGATCCTGGGTTATCGGTATCTGATCCAGTAATGGCTAGAGTTACCAGCGTTGGAACTGCAAGTATTGATATTGAGGCAGTTACTCCAGTACCAGGAATTGTTGTCGGCACTCTTCCATCTTCTCAACTTGAAGCAACTGACTTTAAACTTGTAACAACAAAACTTGATTCTTCTTCTGATAATACACTTTATACACATTTACCAAAATCAAATATTGCATCTGTAGACTTGAGTGATGCAAGTTTGACAATTAGAAAAACTCTCTCTGTTGATATTGTTTCAAATCAGTTATCTTCAGAAGTTACTGCATCTGCCAACGAATCTTTCTTACCATTTGATGAAGAAAGATATGCTTTAATTAGATCTGATGGTACAACTGAACCATTATCTGCGGACAAGATTTCTATTAATACTGCAGGAACTGGATTGAACATTTACGGTCTTGGTGCAAATGATACTGGAGCAACTCTTATTGTTTCACTTAAAAAAGTAAAACCAACTTCAAAAGTAAAGATTAAAAATAGAGTCAAAACTCTGATTGTAGATAAGTCAAATAATCAAGCCTCTGGTATCGGATCAACTACTCTTAATGATGGATTAACTTATGGAAATTATGCATATGGTACAAGAGTTCAAGATCATATAATCTCTTTGAACGTTCCTGATGTAATTCAGATTCATGGTATTTTTGAATCAGCAGACACAAATAATGCCACAGCACCCAAAATATCTCTGACAGACATCAACAGCACTTCAACAACGACTGGAGAGTTGTTAGTTGGTGAATCTTTCATTGGACAAACAACAGGTGCAAATGCAATCGTTGCAGAAAAACTTACTTCTGGTCAAATCTCGTTTATTTACAAAAATGATATTCAATTTGCGGAAGGAGAAACTGTTGTATTCCAAGAAACTTCAATTCAAGCAGTAGTTTCTACTTTAACATCAGACAGTTTTGATATATCACCAAACTTTAAGTTTACAACTGGTCAAGAAGAAACTTTCTATGATCATGCAAGATTGAATAGAAAAGAAGGTGCGGCCGCACCCTCTAAGAAACTTAAAATTTATTATATGAGCGCCTCATATGATTCTACAGATAATGGTGACATTACAACTGTAGAATCATATAAAAACTTCGACTACGCTACAGAGATTAAAACTATAAATGGATTTGCTACTGTAGATACCATTGATATTAGACCAAGAGTTTCTGAATATACTCCATCTGAAGGATCAAGATCTCCTCTGGAATTCTATGGAAGAACTTTTAATACTGCAGGAAATTCTGCAACAAACATCTTAGCTTCAGACGAAGCAATTCTGACAACCTTCTCATATTATCTCGGAAGAATTGATAGAGTATTCTTAGATAAGAAGGGTAAGTTCCAAGTTATTTACGGAACCCCTGCAGATTTACCACAAAGACCAAATCCAGTTGATGATGCTCTGGAAGTTGCAGAGATTACTCTTCCACCATATCTTTATGATGTAAAACAAGTCTCTCTTAGATTCTTAGAGCATAAGAGATTCCAGATGAAGGATATTAAGAAACTTGAGAATAGAATCTCAAGTCTTGAATATTACACTTCTCTTTCAGTATTAGAAACAAACACTGCAAATCTTTTTGTTGCAGATAGTGATGGATTGAATAGATTTAAGTCTGGATTCTTTGTTGACAATTTCTCTGGATTTACTCCTCAAGATGATAAAATAACAATTAAAAATAGTATCGATAGAGCAAATAAAGAGTTAAGACCAAGACATTATACAAATTCCGTTGATCTTATTTTTGGACCAGTTGTAAATACTGACCCAACAGCCGATCTTAATTTCTCAACGATTGAAGGAAATAATATAAGAAAGGCAAATGATGTAATCACTCTTGATTACAGTGAAATTGAATATATTAATCAACCGTTTGCTACCAGAACCGAAAGTGTTACTCCTTTCTTAATTAGTTTCTGGCAAGGAACGATGGAGTTGAATCCATCTTCAGATACTTGGGTAGATACCGTAAGACTTGAAGCAAAAATTATTGATGTTGAGGGTGATTATGCGGCAACAGTATCTCTCTTAGAAAGAACCGAGGGACTTGATCCACAAACAGGATTTGCTCCTATTGTCTGGAATGCATGGGAAACTAACTGGACTGGATTCGAATTTAATGATTCAACAAGAAGAAGCACTCAAACTACTCAGGGAGGTAGAAGAGGTGTTGGTGGTTGGATCAATGGCGGTAGTGATAACCCAGCAAGATGGGTTGTTTCGCAAACTACCACAACAACAGAAGAAACTCTCAGAGAAACAATTCAAACTGGAGTTGCATCAAGAACTGGACTCAGAACCGTTGTTACAGAACAATTTGATCAAGAGTCTGTAGGAGACAGAACCGTAAGCAGAGATCTAATCCCATACATGAGATCAAGAAACGTTGAATTCGTTTCTAAGAGAATGAAACCTCTGACTCAGATGTATGCATTCTTTGATGGCGAAAATGTCACTAAGTATTGTGTTCCAAAACTTTTGGAAATTTCAATGACATCTGGAACTTTCCAGGTTGGGGAAACAGTTATTGGTAGAATGACTCTAACTGGTCTTGGACCGGTTGACAGAGCAAATCCACCAAGAATAACATTTAGAGTTGCACAATCCAATCACAGAGAGGGTGAATACAATGCACCAACTCAAGTTTATAGAGAAAATCCATACGATGGAACTCCTCTCTCTGCAGTTTACTCTGGAACTTCATCCATTCTGAACATAGATACATTCTCACTATCCAATGAGGCACAAGGCACTTATAGTGGTTATGTTGCCGAAGGTATGATTCTCAGAGGTTCTACAAGTGGAGCTGAAGCTACAGTAACTGGAGTAAGACTTATTTCGGATCTTGCTGCAAATCTGACTGGTAGTTTCTTCATTCCCAATCCAAATAATCTTAATCATCCAAGATTTGAGTCTGGAACAAAAGTCTTTACCTTAACCAATGATGTTGACAACGATCCTAACGTAGCAACAACAATTGCAGAAGAAGGATTTACTGCTTCTGGAACTCTTGAAACTGTTCAAGAAAATATTATTTCTGTTAGAAATGCAAGAGTTGAGCAAAGACAAGAATTCCAAGAAAGAAATGTCAACAGAAATCTTGGAACAGAAGTCGTTGGTTCTCAAGTTGTAAATCAAACCTCAAATGATACAATTGTTGGTTGGTATGATCCTCTTGCACAATCGTTCTTAGTTGAAGAAGATACTGGTGTATTTGTCACCAAGTGTGATGTCTTCTTCAGAAGTAAAGATGATATGGACATTCCTTTGGTGTTCCAATTGAGAACAATGGAGAATGGATTTCCAACTCAGAAGATTCTTCCTTTCTCTGAAATTGTTATTGATCCTGCAGATATCAACACTTCCAACGATGGATCTGTTGCGACCACAATTGAGTTTAAGGCACCAGTTTACTTAGAAGGTGGTAAAGAGTATGCAATTGCTCTTGCATCCAACTCTACTAAGTATAGTGTTTACATCTCAAGAATTGGTGAAAATGATCTCCTTAGTGATGTATTTATTTCAAACCAACCATATCTTGGATCGCTCTTCAAGTCTCAGAACGCATCCACTTGGGAAGCAAGTCAGTGGGAAGATCTTAAATTTATTATGTACAGGGCAGACTTCTTGGATTCTGGCACCATTGAATTCTATAGTCCAGAACTCACAAGTGGAAATAGACAAATTCCAACACTTCAACCCGATTCAATTATTCTCAATTCAAGAAAAATTAGAGTTGGTCTTGGAAGTACTGTTGCAGATTCTGGGTATGAACTTGGAAATACTTTCTTCCAGCAAGGGACAAATGCAACTGGAGATTTAGTTGGAACCGCAGGAACTGCTGTAGGCACTCTGACAGTTTCTAACGCAGGTATTGGACTTACCCCTAATGATGGATCACTTACTTTTACTGGAGTTAATCTTGTTACTTTGAGTGGTAATGGTAGAGGTGCTCAAGCATCCGTTACTGTTGTCGATGGTGTTGCCGTTGCGGCAACTGTAACTAATGCAGGTGGCAATGGTTATCAAGTCGGTGACGTTCTTGGAATTACAACTATCGGTAATGCATCTGTAGGTAAAAACGTAAGACTGACTGTTGCTGGTATTGGGCAAACCAATGAACTTATTTTTGAAAATGTTCAGGGAGAATTCTCTGTCGGTGCTGCTAAGACAATGATGTATATCAACAGTTCAGGAATCACAACTGAATTAAATTATGGTTTGCCTGGTGGAGTTGGTGGAGACATTCAAATTTCTACAATTAATGTTGATAATGATGGACTTCACCTCAAAGTCAATCATCAAAACCATGGAATGTATTTCACTGACAACAGAGTTATAATTTCGGGAGTTTCTCCCGATATCAAACCAACTAAATTGAGTGCATCTTATGCACCAGACTCTACGGCAGGTCTTTCTGTTGATAGTGCATCAAACTTCACGACATTTGAAAATGTTGGTGTTGGAACTACCAATACTGGTTACTTGTTGATTGGAGATGAAATTATTGAATATACTTCAGTCACAGGAAACACTATTGGCGGGAATATTGTTAGAGGAACTAACCCCATTACATATCCAGTAGGAACACCAGTTTATAAGTATGAACTTGGTGGAGTAAACCTGAAGAGAATTAACAAGACTCATACTTTGAGCGAGGTTTCTATCGGAAACTCTATTACATATGATTCTTACCATATTAAGTTGGACATGTCGGAGAAATTTAACTCCGAAAATGATGATAGAAGTAATGATGTGGGTTGGCCTAAACTTTATGTTGGAGCAACTAAGTCTGCAGGTGGAACAAAGATTAAGGCAACTCAAAATATGCCTTTTGAAATTATCACTCCAATCGTTCAAAATGTCACTGTAAGAGGAACTTCTCTCAATGCAGAAGTTAGAACAGTTACTGGTCAAAGCATCAGTGGTAATGAAATTCCATACGTTAATAATGGATTTGAACCTGTTATTGTCAATCAACCAAATTATCTTGATTCGACAAGACTCATCTGTTCTAAAGTTAATGAAGATGCCAAACTTACCTCAATTGAAGGATCCAAATCTCTTCAAATGAGAGTTAACATGGTGACTACCGATTCTCGCATATCGCCAGTGATTGATGGGCAAAGAGTCAGCGTAATTCTTTCATCTAACAGAGTAAATGATGTTATCACTAACTTTGCAACTGATTCGAGGGCAAATGGAATCTTCACCGATCCAACAGCATGTCAGTACATTTCTAAAGAAATTAAACTGCAAAATCCTGCAACATCATTGAAAGTTATTCTTGATGCACACATCAATGATTATTCTGACATTAAAGTTTTCTATGCCATTAGTAACAAAGATGGATTCAACCCAATCTTTGTTCCTTTCCCAGGATATGCAAACATCAATTCCAGAGGTCAAGTTATTGATGTAGCAAACAACAATGGTGATCCAGATTCATATGTAACCAAAACTCCAACATATGGATTTGACAGTGGATCTATAGAATTTAAAGAGCACACCTTTACCATGGATCAATTACCAACATTTAGATCTTATAGAATTAAGATCTTACTAACAGGAACGTCACAGACATACGTTCCAAGAATCAAAAATCTGAGGGTACTTGCTCTGGCTTAATATGATGCATAAAGTAAAAGATCATGCGGATCTCGTAAGGGATCCGCGAACAAATGCAATTCTGAACTTGAATTCTTTAGATCATGAAAAATATGTTGCAAGACGTGAAGTGAATAATAAAGAGCATCAAAAAGTACAGAACATTGAGGATGAAGTTGCTAACCTTAAACAGGACATTTCCGAAATTAAATTATTATTAAGGGAGTTAATCAATGGATCCAGATAGTATAATTTTAGATAATCTTTCTAAAAGTTTTGAATATACCAAGTTAGCAACTGTAATAGATAGTTGTAATGACAAGAATCAACTCAGAGAAATTGCTAAGTGCTTTTGTAAACTTTATTATAAACAACAGGAAACAATGTCAATAATAGGTATTTCAAATGGCAACTAAAAACATAACCTTTGATCCTGATGCTGGTGTACCAAAAAGCGTAAATCTAACCATGTATGGTGGTTCGGATTTTGAAGTTAATTTAGTTGTTAATACAACGTCAAATGCAGCATTTGATTTGACAAACTATAGTGGATCTGCTGCTATGTCCAAAAGTGTGGCAGTTGGAGCTACTCTTGGTATTACCTCATCGTTTACTGTTGGATTTACTAGCGCATATGATGGTAAGTTAAAAATATCATTAGGTGCTGTTAATACAAGAGCAACACCAGAAGGTAGATATGTTTATGATGTTTTGCTTAAACATCAAGTTGGTGGCGGATCAACTGTTTATCCTTTTATATCAGGTAACATTTTAGTCGTTAATCCTGTTTCATCAGCACCATAAATACAGTTAAGGGATTATTGTATACATGGCTCAACCAGCAAGTAGGTCTGACCTAATAAACTATTGCAAAAGACAACTGGGAGCACCAGTTTTAGAAGTCAATGTTGCTGATGAGCAAATTGATGATCTAATAGATGATGCACTTCAATATTTTCACGAAAGACATTTTGACGGTGTAGTTCAAACCTTTTTAAAATATAAGGTTACTCAGGCAGATATTGATAGAGGTAGAACTAGAGGAGACAATAAAGCGGTTGGAATTGTAACTACGACTGCAAGTTCTACGATTGATGGATCATCCGTAACATTTTCATTTGAAGAGAACAGTAATTATCTACAGATTCCACCAGAAGTAATAGGAATCAACAAAATATTCAGATACGATGGATCACAAACAGTAAGCAATAATATGTTTAGTGTGAAGTATCAGATGTTCCTCAATGATATCTACTATTGGGGATCAACCGAACTTCTAACTTATGCTATGACTAAGACGTATTTGGAAGATATGGATTTTCTTCTGAATACTCAAAAGCAAATAAGATTTAATCAAAGACAAGACAGACTTTACTTGGATGTTGATTGGGGAGATGTAACTAAGGATGATTATATCATTATAGATTGCTATCGCCTATTGAATCCAAATGACTTTACAAGAGTCTGGAATGATTCTTTCCTTAAGAGATATGTAACTCAATTGATTAAGAGACAGTGGGGACAAAACCTCATGAAGTTCCAGGGGGTGAAACTTCCTGGAGGTGTTGAACTAAATGGAAGACAAATTTATGATGATGCACAAAAAGAACTTGACGTGATCAGAGAAACGATGTCAAATACTTATGAACTCCCTCCACTGGACATGATCGGTTAATCCTATGCTTAATCCATACTTTCAACAAGGATCAAGGTCTGAGCAAAATTTAATCCAAGATCTTATCAACGAACAGTTGAGGATGTATGGTGTTGAAGTGCATTATTTACCAAGAAAATATCTTACAGAAAAGACAATCATCAAAGAGGTTATTCAATCAAGATTTGATGATGCATATCCAATTGAAGCATACATAGACAATTTCGATGGGTATAATGACAATACCACAATATTGTCAAAATTTGGAATACAGCAACAACAAGAACTGAATTTAGTTATTTCAAAAGAGAGATTTGAAACTTATATAACACCTCTTATAAAAAATGAGCAAAATATAAAACTCTCTACAAGACCCAAGGAAGGAGATTTGATTTATTTTCCTTTGGGTGATCGTCTATTTGAAATCAAATTTGTAGAGCACGAAAAACCATTCTATCAACTTCAAAAGAATTATGTCTATGAATTGAGATGTGAAATCTTTCGTTATGAGAATGAAGAAATTAATACTGGCATCTCTGAAATTGATGATATTCTTATTGGTTCTGATGGAAATGTATCAAATGGAGATTTAACTGCAGATGGAATCTCAGAATCTGGATCTTCTACGCTTATTGGAAGTATTCAAAAACTTACTTTGATTGGTGCAGCGGCAACTGCAACAGCAACCGCTGGAATTTTGAATGGTGCGATTAGATTTATTAGAATGACAAATAGAGGTGGTGGATACTTAACACCACCTAGAGTTGCAATATCCTCCGCTCCAACTGGAGGAGTTACTGGTATTGCAACTGCAAAAATGATTGGAGGAATTAATGTCTGCAATGAAAGTGCAAATCCAAAAACACAATCGGTTCAACAAGTTCAAATTTTAAATGCTGGCAGTGGATACATAAGTCCACCAGGAATTAAATTTGTTTCTAGTAGTGGAGCTGGAGCAGCAGCGACAGTAGGAATTTCAACTACAGGTGGTGTTGGAATAGTTACATTAACTTCTGGTGGATCGGGATATACAACTTCTCCTTCAGTTACAATATCTGCACCAAAGCATGTTGGGGCAGCTGCCACAGCTGTTTTAGATTCTCCAATAGTCGGTGGTGGTGTTAGTGTTGTGTCTGCACCAATAAGTATTGGTACATCAGCATTCCTGTTCCCAGGAGGAACAACTGGTGGTGTATTTTATAAAACAGCACCAACTGTTACTTTTTCACTACCTACAGGAACAGGAAATGCCGCTGAAGCAACTGCAACTTTAGACGAATTATCACAAACTGGAGGAACAGTAGAAACTCTTGCAATTACTACAGGAGGTAAATTCTATACCAGTGCTCCAACAGTAACAATCGCACATCCAGGAACAAGTGTTGCATCCGCAACTATAGGAATTGCTGGATCTTCTATAGATCCAGGTTCTATTGCCTTTAGCACTACTGGTAGAGCATATACAACCGCTCCAACAGTGGCTATAACAACTTCTTCTGGGCAAGATGCTCCAATTCAAATTGCTGTTGGTATTGCAACAATTGATCCAGTAACGGGTATTGTCACCGCAGTTGGATTTAACAGTACTACAGATTCTTGGTGTGTTGGAACTGGAGCAACTATTGGTCTTGGATATACAGAAGCACCTTCAATATCCTTCAGCGGAAGTCCATCTCCAGTACAAGCAACTGCTACTGTTACCGTTTCAGCTGCTGGAACAGTAAACACAATTAGCATTGGTAACAGTGGATTTGGTTACCTTACTACTCCATCTGTTACTATTGGAAGTCCTGGAGGAGTGGATGAGCAATTTAGAGCACTTGGCATTGCAACTATTAGATCCACATCAGTCACAGCAGAAGGAACTGTTGGTATAGGATCGAGTGTCATTACTGGAATTACTACGACCAATATTATTGTAGGTGATAGAGTAAGACTTAGTGTTGGATATGATAAATCATACAACTTTATATCCAATGATGTTTTTGTCCAATCTATTGGATCTGGATCTATAACAATGTCAGAATATGCTACTAATGTTGGTATTGCAACATCTGTATTTGAATTTGGTATTGAAAATTGTGGTATTGTAACTGGAATCGCAGTTACTTTTGGTGGTGGTGGTTATTTAACACCTCCTACAATAACTATTTCTAACGAAGTATCAGAAAAGAATTATATTGAGCAAGTATCTGGCATTACTACTGCAATAGGAATTGCTACGGTAAGTACCGCTGGAACAATATCTAACGTAAATATTCTTGATTCTGGTTATGGATATGTAATAGAACCAGAGGTAACTATTTCTGCAGCAGAATCAACTGGATCTGGAACATTCCAGTTTAATGAAATTATTACTGGGTCAATAAGTGAATCTACAGCAAGAGTTAGAGTTTGGAATTCCGATACTAGCATTTTAGAAGTAGCATCTGTAACAGGAGAATTTGCCGTTGGAGAAACAATTATAGGATCTACTTCTGGAGCTTCCTATGATCTCAGATCAATTAATGTCCAACCAGTAGATGATGGATTTGCAGATAACATTGATATAGAAACAGAAGCAGATTCAATTATAGACTTCTCAGAGCAGAACCCATTCGGTATTCCCTAAATAGTACTTATTATAGTAAATAATATTATAGGGACTCAAAAATGTTTGAATATTTTTATAACGAAATATTGAGGAGAACCATCATATCTTTTGGTACTCTCTTTAATTCTATTACTATAAAACAAACCAATTCTTCTGACAGTGTTATTAGTGTCATTAGAGTCCCTTTGGCATACGGACCAACTCAAAAGTTTTTGGCAAGACTTGAGCAGTCTCCAAATTTGAATAAGTCTACCGCAATGACTTTACCAAGAATGTCATTTGAGATGACAGGATTGACATATGATCCAAGTAGAAAAGTTAGTACAACTCAACAGTATACTGTAAAAGATCCGAACGACGGAACTGAATCTAAAAAAGTATACATGCCAGTTCCATACAATATACAATTTGAATTGAGCATTATGTCAAAACTAAACGATGATGCCTTACAAATTGTAGAACAAATTTTACCATATTTTCAGCCATCTTATAATCTTACAGTAGAGTTGGTAGAATCTATAAAGGAAAAGCGTGATATTCCAATTGTTTTGGAAAATATTACAATGCAAGATGATTATGAAGGAGATTTTACTACAAGACGTGTTCTTCTTTACACTTTGAGATTTACCGCAAAAACTTATCTATTTGGTCCCACTACTTCTGCCACCAACGATATTGTTAAGAGAGCAACGGTCAGTTATCTTACTGGAACGGATGTTACAAATACTACGAGAGAACTTAGTTACTCCGCAACTCCAAGAGCGATAAAAAATTACACAGGAGACGCTGCAACTACACTTACTGCAGACGTTACAAAAACATCAACAATACTTGATGTTGAAGATGGTAGTACACTCACTGCTCTTACTTACATTGATATAGATGAAGAAGAAATGTACATTAAGTCCATTTCTGGTAACAAAATTACTGTTAAAAGAGGGCAGGACGGGACATCATCCGCTGAACATCTTAGGGGTACATCGGTTTATGCTATTAATGCTGCCGATAATGCATTGATTGAAGAAGGCGACGATTTTGGATTTAGTGGTACGATTTCTTAAAAATGGCAAGAAAATTTGACAGTTTAAATGACGAGTTCAATGTCGTAGGAGATATTGTGCAACCTGAAGTTATTGATAAAAAAATTGAAAAAATAAAAGATATCTCAGATGATATCAAAAAAGATTAT